AGATCAATCATTAGAGAACAAGAAGCAGAAGTTCTTAATAATCTTAAAGATGGTGAAATTCATCTTTACGCTGGTTAATTAGGACTTTAAAATTACAAAAAGTAGTTTTTCTCCTAGGGATTTCTTGCACTTTTTAATAATTTCATATATAAATTACAAACTATACGTAAATTAATATTCTGCATGGACGCAGTATAGTCGACGGCCTAGAGACTATGTAGAATTAACTAGGAGAACTATCATGGCAAATACTACATTTACAGGTCCAGTTGTAGCTTTAAACGGCTTCATCGGTGGTCCTAACGCTAACAAAGGTGACACAGAGCAAGGTGGATCAACTCCATATGCTTTTACAAATGTTACTACAATTACAAGTTCTGCAGGCGCATTAATAGCAACTGAGAATGAAGGAGTTTGTGTTTACACTACAGACTGTATTTCTTCAGCAGCAGGATATGTATTTTCTGATGGAACTACTTGGAAGCAAATGAATGCTCCAGCTAGTGACATTGACGGCGTATAATAATTAATTAGTGTGGGCTTTGGCCCACGCTTAAAATTTTAAGGAGAAAAATTATGGCAGCTAAAGGTGACGTAAAAGCAGTACAGATTACAACAGCAGCTCAAGTATTTGCTGGTAGAACAAGATTAAGAGGATTAATTCTTTCTAATACAACTACTACAACAGATATAGGAACTGTAACTTTACAAGATATAGATGGAACTCAATTTGTAGCAGACGTTCCACCAGGAGATGTTTTTTCATTTAACATGCCTGAAGATGGTATCTTATTTAAAGGTGGAATGACTTGCAGTGTAATTACAAGTGCTAAGTGTACTGTATTAATAGATAAGTAGGAGGCTAAATGGCTAACACTACTTCTGGAACAACTACTTTTGACAAGACTCTCTATATAGATGAAATTATAGAAGAGGCTTTTGAAAGAATAGGACTACAATCTCTTTCTGGATACGATTTAAAAACAGCTAGACGTTCTTTAAATATTATGTTTCAAGAATGGGGTAATAGAGGTTTACATTATTGGGAAGTAGGAAACAGTTCTTTTACATTAGTTGATGGTCAAGCAGTTTACACTATGTATAGATCAACATCTGATGGTACATCCGATGCTACAGCTATTTATGGTGTAGATGATGTATTAGAAGCAGTTTATAGAAATTCATCTAATGTTGATTTTTCTTTAACAAAAATTAACAGATCCACTTACCAAGGTCTTTCTTCTAAAACTCAAGAAGGAACTCCTACTCAATACTTTGTTCAAAGATTCATTGATAAAGTTACTATGACTTTATACCTAACTCCAGGATCTACTGAAGCGGGTAATTTTATTAATTTCTATTATGTAAAAAGAATACAAGATGCAGGAAATTATACGAATGCAACTGATGTTCCTTACAGGTTTGTTCCTTGTATGTGCGCGGGCCTTGCTTATTATTTATCGGTTAAAAAAGCTCCGCAAAGAACACAAGAATTAAAATTATTGTACGAAGATGAACTACAGAGAGCTCTGGAAGAAGATGGTTCTTCTTCAAGTACTTTCATAACTCCTAAAACTTATTATCCAAATGTCTAATTTATCTAAAGGAAAATACGCACAATTTATTTCAGACCGTTCTGGTTTAGCTTTTCCTTATACAGAAATGGCAGTTGAATGGAATGGTTCACGTGTTCATACTTCTGAATTTGAACCTAAACAACCACAACTTGAACCAAAACCAACAGTTGCTGATCCACAAGGTTTACAATTTGCAAGACCTGATAGAGTCGAACCTCCTGTTTTAATTTTATTACAAACAAGTCCGTTTGAGACAATTAAATACGCAGGCAATACTTATATCAATGTTTATTCATCTAACCACGATAGATCAACTGGAGACACTGTTAGATTTAGAGGACCAACAGATGCAGATGGTTATACTTCTGTGCCTATTATTGATGGAGTTAGTGATATTAGTAATGCTAGTGGTTTTACAATCACGGTTGGACAAATTAATTCTAGTGGTATAGTAGGAGACACTACAAATTATTATTACTTTCAAAGTAGTGACACTGCTACAAATGGTGGTATAAATGGGGGAGGAGATGGTTGTACAGCAGGACCTGTTGACCTACAAGGATAATGACATACGCAGAATTAGTACAAAAAATTAGAGATTACACAGAGGTAGATGATAATGTGTTTACGGCAACAATCGTAAATGGTTTTATTGAAGACTCAGAACTTAGAATTTTAAGAGATGTTGATTCTGATAATAATAGAAGATCAGCACAAGCTGATATTGTTGCAGGTCAAAGATATGTAAATACTCCTTTAATTAATAATCAAACATTAGTTATACGATCCGCTCAAATCACTAACTCTACAGGTGGTGCGGATAATTCAAGCAGAGAATTTTTAGAATACAGAGATGTTAACTTTATCTCTGAATATAACCCGACTGGAGCTCAAGGTTTACCAAAATACTACTCATATTGGGATGAAAACACAATTGTGCTTGCTCCTACACCAGATCAAAATTATAATATGCAGTTAAATTATATCTTGAATCCTTCGGGTTTATCGAGTACAAATACAACTACATATTTGAGTACAGAATTTTCTAATGGACTTTTATATGCTTGCTTAGTAGAAGCTTACGGGTTTTTAAAAGGACCTGCGGATATGATCCAATATTACGAAGGTAAATATAAAGAAGCTGTTAAAGGTTTCTCTATTGAGCAGATGGGAAGAAGAAGAAGAGATGAGTACAGTGATGGCACACCTCGACTTTCAAAACAATAATTAAGGAGTAAACTATGGCTATAACACAAGCGGTTGCAAACAGTTTTAAAAAAGAAGTACTAGAAGGAGAACATACGTTTCAATTTTCTGGTGGTGATAATTTTAAACTTGCTCTGTATACTTCTGCTGCAACGTTAAATTCTACTACTACAGCTTATACAGCGACTAATGAAGTTCCAAATTCTGGTCAGTATACTGCAGGTGGTGGGGCTTTAGTAAAACCAAATCCAAGTACTTCAGTTGCATCAGGTGTTGCAATAGTTGACTTTAATGATTTGTCTTTTACTGGCGTAACGATTACAGCTAGAGGAGCTCTAATTTATAATACTTCATCAACTAACAAAGCGGTTGCAGTATTAGATTTTGGCGCAGACAAAACAGCAACTTCAGGAACTTTTACAATTCAGTTCCCAGCATTTACAACTTCAGCAGCTATTCTTAGAATTGGTAACTAATAGGAGTTAAAATCCTATGGCCAATACTGGATGGAACGCTGACCTACCATGGGGCAATAATTCATGGGGAGACTTATCGGATGTTTCCGTTTTAGTTAATGGCAATTCTTTGTCTGTTGCAAAAGGAACAGCAACAGCTACCGCAGAATTAAATACAGGTTGGGGAAGAGAAACTGGTTGGGGCACAGAAGATTGGGGTACTGATGGTATTTCAATTACAGCTTCAGTTACTGGTTCACAAATTAATACAGCACTTGGAAATGAAACAATAGATATTTTAACTATTGCTTCACCTAATGGTCTTTCAGCTAATTTTGCATTAAGTGGAGTGGATCCTTCTCCTGATGCTTTTGCTTCTGGAACTCAAATTCCTTCTTCTGTTGGAAACGTTATCGGTAAAACTGATGTAGCATTTAATGTTACTGGTTCACAGATTAATGTAACCCTTGGAAATGAAACAATAGATAATATTACTTTTGCTACATTTACAGGACAACAATTAAGTACAGCTGTTGGGGTACCTGTTGTAGGGGGTATTGCCGTTGTTCCAGTTACAGGAAACGAATTATCTACGGCAGTAGGAATTGTAGATGTTGCTCCAGATGTAGCTTTAACAGGACAACAATTAAGTGTATCGACAGGCACAGCTGTATTAGACGCTAATACTTTAGTAGATGTTACAGGAAATGATTTAAGTACTAATCTAGGTAATGTTACATTTACTATAGATGGTTCTGTACAATTGACTGGAAATCAAGTAAACTTAACT